GTTTAGCGTAAAGACCTACGGCATACGGCAGGGAGTAGGGGTGGGGTGCTACTACTAATCACCGAAATTGCAGCCGATTTGCAAGACGGTTGAAATGGTGGTAGCGTGGTTGGTGTTGGTAATCACGCCAACACTTAACAAGGGAGATAGTCATTACTACTAACCAATATAAATTGGGGTCTTGGGGCATAGTCTCAGGCTCTAAGAAAGATAAGACCGCCGTCTATGGCATCAAAGTCTGGGACGGACAGGGAACAATTAAGAAGGGTGAAATAGTCCGAGTGATGAATTGGAAGGGACAGGAGTCCCTAGTCGCTCTAGGCGTGAAAGTGAAGTCAGTCGCTAAGACTGTTGAGACGAATGGTTATGGTCTCTACGCTCTAGCAGACAAGAAGTAAGGCTCTAGGCTCGGTAGGTCTCTAGGCAACTAGGGGTCTGCCGAGCCTACCCCACCCCCCAGGGGGGGTAATACCCGTCCTGTATATGTGTGGATTTGTTACATTTTCTGTGGTTAACGGCGCTAGTTTGTGTGCGTACCGTACACATACGCTGGTTAACTGTTACGAATCAACCTAGACTTGTCAGCTCCCCCCACGGTTCGCATCCTTTATGGAGCAGGTCGCCGTAGCCAAGTATTTAGCCGACACCTTAGTTGATGATATATCGTTCATCACGTCGCTTCTCCTAGTCATAGGAGATCTACCCCAGTTACCTGGTGTTCAATGCCCCGCTCTGTGCGAATAGAGTACGGCCCGTGCGTTTAGCTGGTTGTGAGTGCTGCCACTCTAGCACCATGGTGTACACTTGACAACATGATGAAACCAAAAAATATAAATTTTTATGGCTCGCTTGCTGAGTACAAAGAAAGTTCAATGGAAGAACAGGACCCTCGTACGCTTACTCAAATGCGTGAACGTCTTAAGATGATTCAACAGCAGATGGATGCAATCACTAGCGAAGTTGGTATGGAAGAGTTTGAAGAACTTGGAGCCGAACGAAAGGTTGTCAAGAAAGGCGTTAAGCGGGCGGAGCGGGCTAGGAAGTCTAAGTAACAAATTAATGTCCCAAGGTAGAAGGGCAATCTCGGCTGAAGATCGAGCTTTATTCTGGCAAGCATTGCAGTCTGGTGTATCAACTAAAGAAGCTGCACGCATCTCTGGTGTGTGCTACAACACGGCAGTTAAGTGGCGATCCAAAGCAAAAGAAACAGAAGCCAAACTTGAGTTAGAACAAGTCAAGTTAGCTAAGCCAGGTGGTGGCAGAGGGTCTGTTGAAAAGGACAGACTGGAGATGGTTAACATGCCACCCGTCATTCCAGCTGGCAGGTTGTCTGAAAGAGCGCAACGTGGACTAGAAGACTTTGACTACTTCCGTACCGTCTATCTGGGTCGTGTCCCGTCACCGTGGCAGGTAGATGCCGCATACAAGATCGTTGCAATGCTGGAACATCCAGACAAACAGTTCATGGTTCTTAACTGCCCACCAGGTGTAGGTAAATCAACCCTGTTCCACGACGTAGCTGTGTGGTGTATCGTACGCAACCGAGCAATCCGTGTGATGATTGGATCAATCTCTCAAACGCTTGCAAAGATGTATTCACGCCGTATCCGTGAAACCTTGGAGCGTACATCCCCGCTTATCCCAGACCCAGAGATGGTTGCCAAAGGATTGGCTATTAACGCAGAAGGCTGCCTGTCTTTGGACTATGGGCGTTTCAGACCCAACCATGTTGGTGCTCTGTGGCGTGCAGAAGAATTCGTAGTAGAACAACAAGGAGCTGGTGGTCTAGACAACAAAGAACCAACGGTAAGTGCATACGGTATCGAATCAGAGTTCATCGGACATCGCGCCGACCTTTGTTTGTTTGACGACGTGGCATCACCAGAGAACGCCAAGGAGTCTGTTGCCCGTGACAAACTAATTGAACGTTGGGACTCAATGGCTGAAGCCCGTGTTGATCCAGGTGGCATGCTTGCCGTTATCGGTCAACGTCTTGGACCCCTTGATCTGTATGCACATTGTCTTGGCAAGGTTGCTTACGATGCAGATGACTACGACGGATCGGACGTCACCGATGTTTCCGAAGAAGTAGAACCAGTTAAAACTTACAAGTATCATCATTTGATTTACAAGGCTTACTACGAAGAACTAGATGATGGCCCCAAGTCCCGCAGACAAGACGCACCTGCATGGCCTGTTGGTCCGTTGCTGGAACCGTTCCGTCTTTCATGGAAAGATCTTTCCTATGTTCGACATAGTTCGCCATCAAAGTTTGAAGTTGTGTATCAGCAAAAAGATATGGCGGAAGATAACTACTTAATCAATCGCACGTGGGCGACTGGTGGTCTGGGTCCAGACGGTGTACTGTATCCAGGTTGCATCGACAACGACCGACAAGCAGGCTATGTTCCTGAAGGCTTGGTCCCGCCAGTTATTTCTATTGCATCAGTTGACCCATCACCAACCATGTTCTGGGCTTTGCAATGGTGGCTGTATCAACCGTCAACCAACCTTAGATACTTGATTGATGTTGAACGAGTGAAGTTGACCGCTGAAGATCTACTGGGTTACAACACACAGACCCGTGAGTTCGGTGGAATCATGGAAGAATGGCAGAACCGTTCAATGGCTTACGGTTACCCAATCTCTCATTGGATCGTAGAGATTAACGCAGCACAAAGATTCCTTTTGGCACACGACTTCGTTCGTAAATGGCAGGCATTGCATGGAATCAACGTTGTGCCACACACGACAGCCCGCAACAAGTTTGACGAGAACCTTGGCGTAGAAGCTTTGCTGCCACCCCTCTGGAGATCGGGACAGGTACGAATACCAACTATGCGTGCTAATTGGAAGACCATGGCATTTGTAGACGAGATGACTTCTTGGACTAGAGATAAAAAGAACGGCACCGACTTAGTGATGGCACATTGGTTTGCTGAGCTACACATGCCTTCATTACGCCCACTTCACGCCCCACCGAGGATGTGGCGTCCTTCTTGGATATAGTATGTGCTATTTTGTACATACAGGATTTGGAGACTAGATGGCAAAAAAGCGTACCCCAGAGGAATTAGCACGGATTAAAGCTCGTAAAGAGTTTGTCCAATCAAAACCTGATCTAGATCCAGCAAAGGCACGTCAACAATTCTTTGTACAAACACGTGTACAGGAACTTGAAAAGTCTGGGGTTGAAGTAACTAAAGAGCGCAGAGCTGCTCTTCGACAAAAATTTGCTAGTGGTAACGTACAACGTGCAGGATTCTATACACCCGCAGATTTAGCTAAATACACGGGTGGGAGTACTGGTGGTAGTACTGGTGGTGGCTCAACACCTACGGTTAAACAAACTGGTGGATACATGGATCCTACCAGGGGTAAAGATGTCGTTGGCTTTAAACCTGGTCAAGTACAAAAAAGTACGAGCAAAGGTAAAATTATTAAAGCACCTTCAGCAGCTGCCCAAAAAGGTTGGGATGCTGAATATGGCGTAGAGCGATCAAATAGTAATTGGTACGAACGCAATGTTGCCAAACCATTGCAGCGTTATGGTGCAACCAATCCTGTTGGTGTTCCAGGTCAGGCTGCAAAAGATGTTGTGGTTGGTGCAAAAAATCTTGTCAATGAAACCCTTGGGTCAATGGCAGCAACGTTTACAAACCCAACAATCAACGCAGTTGCTGGTTTGTTTGGAAAGAAACCAAAGTTGCGTGAAGCTGGAGTTGCTGAAGCTGCAATTACTACAGCTGGAACCATACTAGATATCAGTACTCTTGGTGGATCAAAACCAGTTACTACCGCTTTAACTAGGTCAGCACAAAAAGTAAGTCAATCTTTGCTTAGAAAAAATATGGTTAGTGCTGCCACAGTAGCTTCAAACGTAGCTAGAAAATCAAAAGCTGCAATAGAAGCAGCAGAGAATTTGCGTATGTTCCCGAAAGTAAAAGGTCTTGATAATTTAACAAGTCCTACTACTAAAGCCCCAAGCAAAACAAAAGTTCCTGGCGACATTGGCGGAGTTAAGTTTGTTAAGTCGGGCGCCAACGATGTTGTTGAAAAGGTTAAGCCAGCTAAAAAAGCTAAACCAGTTAAAGCAGCTAAACCAGTTAAACCAGCTCCTACTAAGGAAACCTATGTTGCGCCACAAATGCAAGGCACACCTAACGCTGCGTTGCAAGCACAACTTCAAGCACAGGCTGATAACGCAATTGAGGTTGGATTAAAGAACACTCAAGTTGTAGCAAATATTAAAACTGAAGTAGCTAAAAGAAAACCTTCAATAAAACCAGATCAAATTATTTTTTCCGACGAAGTATCTATTGTTAAAGGAAGAGCTAAAAATAATCAGCCAATAACGGATCTACGTTCCGTGACTCCAGAACACCTTAGCGCTATGAAGAATTTTAGAGATCCTGTTAAAAAACAAGCACGTAGAAAAACGGCGCAAAAAAATATAGAAAATAAAATCCCAATTGAAGCAGCCCCCTACACAGATAAAACCCCTGTCCCTGCTGGAAAACAATTTGAATACCCCCAATCTCCATGGGAAGCAAGAACACAACGACAAGCTCAAGTTCGAGCAGGCGAGGCTCAGGTTCCAAAATCTTTAGCAGATGTTAAGAGCGCAACTCCAGCAGCAACTTCAAAAGCAAAACCTCAATTCCGCACCATATTTGCGGACCAAAAAGATTTTAATGACTTCATGGCTTCTGGTGGAGAGGGTCTTGTTAAGTCACAATCTTTGGGAGTTCAGGATAACTTCATTAGAAAAAATAAAGAATTTATTGACAGCAACAAAAAAACTTCTGCTCAAAGAGCGTTGGCTGAAAAAGTAAATGAAGCTAAACGAAAAGCTGAAGTTACGGCAATTAATGAAGCAAACGGTTTTGTGAGAACAATTGTTCCAAAGTCTCAACAGGCTTTACGTCAACCAGTTAAGAAAGCTGCACCAGTAAAGAAAGCTCCTAAGAAGAGCGCTAAGAAATCTGGTAAAAAGTAACCATGCTTGCTGCTCAAGAGATCGTTGAGCTTTATAATCAACGAAAAAAAAATGATGGTCCAATCAAAGAACAGATGCGTCGTATCCGTGATCTTGCTAACGGTGACATTGTTGTTCCACTTAATGAACTAGACAGAAACTCTAAGACATCCGTAGCCAACCTGCTTGTACAGGGTTTGGATCAGATGTCAATGCGTGTTGCATCAACAATGCCACAACCTTTCTTCCCTGCAACCAAAGAAGGTTCTGAGCGTGCAAAAAATCAAGCACGTCAGAAGAAGCAAGCAATGCTTGCTATCTGGGACCACAACAGAATGAACATGAAGCTGCGTCGTAGAGCACGACATTTGTTGGCTTATTCAAATGCACCAGTAGTTATCAAACCAAACTTTACAACCATGATGCCAACGTGGACCGTACGTAACCCATTAGACACCTATGCTGCCCCAGTAGAAGACGCAGATGATCCGCTTCCATACGATTGCATCTTTGCCTATCGTGTAACTGTTTCTTGGATGGTGCGAACCTACGGAGAAAAGTTGGTTGGGCAACTTGGTCTTAAAGATTTAGAGATTGATAAAAGATTCCTTTTGTTGGAGTATGTGTCTCCAGATGGTATTCAACTGTGCGCTGTAGGTAACGGCGATGAATCCTACGACGATGGTGTTCTTTACGGCGGATTTAATGCAGTCATGCTTGAGCAAATTCCCAACCGTACTGGTATGCCATTGGTGGTTAACCCACGTCGCATTACCTTAGACCAACCACGTGGTCAGTTTGACGGCATACTTGGCATGTACTACACACGTGCAAGACTTCAAGCGCTAACAGAGATCGCTATTGAGCGTGGCATTTTCCCAGAGGAATACTTAGTTGCACGTTCAGGCGAGAACCCTGAGATCATCCAGGTAGCTGATGGTAAAATTGGTCAGCTTGGTGTTGTTAAAGGTGGAGACATCCAGCAATTACAGGTTAACCCTGGTTACAAAACAGACACAGCATTGGATCGTCTTGAGCGACAAGAACGTTTAGAAGGCGCTATCCCTGCAGAGTTCGGTGGTGAATCAGGTAGCAATATTCGTACGGGTCGACGTGGTGATGCTGTGCTTTCAGCAACTGTTGACTATCGCGTACAAGAAGCACAGTCAATCTTTGAGTCGTCAATGATTCAAGAGGACAAGATTGCTATTGCGATTGAGCGGGCATACTGGGGTGCTTTCCAAAAGTCGTTCTATATTCCAGGTCGCGCAGCAGCGGGCATGGCTATCTATGTTCCGAATCAGCTTTGGAATAATGACTTTCACTATGTGACCTATTCGGCTGCAGGTTCGGATGTTAACGGATTGATTGTTGGTCTTGGACAACGGCTTGGTACTGGATTGATGAGCAAGGAATCCGCACGAGAGGCAGACCCACTAATCTCTGACCCTGACTTAGAACATGATAGAATCGTTGCAGAAGGTGTTGAGTCAGCGTTACTTAGCTCTATTCAACAGCAAGCGGTAGATCCAAATGGTCCATACCAACCAGAGGATTTAGCTTATTTAACCCGTTTGGTTGTTGAGCAGAACGTAACTTTGTACGAAGCTGTTAAGCGCACAGATCAACGTGCACGAGACAGGCAAGCAGCAATGGTGCCTCCTGGTTCTCCAGAGGCTATGCCAGGGTTGGCTATGCCAGGCATGGGCGCAGAAACGCCAATGCAACCACCTCCTGGACCACAAGGATTAGACGGACTACTAGCACAACTCGGAGGCTGAGATGGCAATACGGACAGACCTACAGAACAAAGCAAACGTTATTGGTAGCACCATGACCCCAAAAGTTGGACCGAGCAATCAATACGGTGAAGTAAAGAAACTTATGGATGGACTTCAACAAGTTCCATCTGGACCTGCTGCTGGTGATCGAACTGTAGCTGCACAGAAACCAAGAGAAAAGATTGATTTGCTTGCGATGACTAATCGCCCTAATGAACCTATTACTGCTGGTGCCCCGTTTGGTCCAGGTATGGGTCCAGTACAAGCTGGCATTCGAGTACCAAATCCACTTAATGATGCGGTAATGGAGTTGCGCAATATTGCACGCTTTGATTTAACTAGTGGACTAGGCGACTTGCTTGACAAGTATGAGTCAAGTTAATGTCTTGGCAGAAAAATTTAGATAAACAAAGTAGGTCTGTTCTACTACAAGAAGCTGCTATGCAGCAAGAAGTTGAGTCTCGCAAACCTATTGTAGATCCGCTAATAACAGAACGTATCTCCTATATCAATAACCGAGCGCCATGGATTCCAGCTAACACTCAACTCTCGTTAGCTAAAAGTTATGCAAGTGATCAAGCTATAGATAAAGCATCAGAACTATATGCTCGCAACTTAAACGACAATCCAGATTCCGTACAAGAACTATATTCACCAATAAGAAAATATTTAGTTAGTAATAAAGTTGGCGATGCAATTAGGGCTGTTAATGAAGGAAAACCAGTTGATAGAAACTTCTTTGAAAGAAGCGTAGACAATCTCTATAGCACTTTAAAACAAACAGCTCGCGTTACTGGAGCACTTGGAGCTGCAGTTCCAGAAACTTTACAAAGTGTTTTTTCTCTTGGCACCCTGGGAACAGAAGAAGGAAGGCAAAGAAGTTTTGAGATTAAAGATGCTTTAGAATCTTTTAGTTTGTTTCAATTGCTAAACAACTGGGATGATCAAGGCGATGGTTTTTTCTTGTCAGAAGAGTTGATGGCTCAGCAATCAGAAGCTGCACGCAGAATCCGAGGTATGGTAAATGGTTCTGCATTCACTATTGGCAGAGGTGTTGCTGGGACTTTAAACATCCCAGAAAACAGCAGGTGGCATACAGGTGTTTCGGGCTTTCTTGATTTCATGGTTTCTGTAGCTGCTCCTGATCCAAACAAGTATCTGTTTGGTGGGCTAAAAGCAGCTGGCTTAACAGTAAAAACATTGCCTGTTGTATTTAGCGACGCAGAAAGATTTACGGAAGCACTTCAGTTTGCTAGAGGTGTTGTTCCAGTAATGACTAAAGCTGATGCTGGCACATACCGAAAAGCATTAGAAGTTGAATCTGGCCTAGTTAAATCTTTGGACGGCGTATCTCTTGATGCAAAAAAATGGAACAGGTTCATGAGCGTCAACCCAACCGCGGTCAAGGCTATTAAGCAGATTGCGGAAGAATCAGATGAACTCGCAATGGCTGAAAGATTTAACTGGAAGCTTACACCTGAAATGATTCAACGTTTAGCGAGAGCTAAAACAATAGACCAAGTAAAAGCAGAATTGATTGGTGGTTATACAATTGGTGCTGGGGGTTTGAGTACAAGAATTCAAGATATCCAACCATCAAAATTTCTTAACCCAGTTAAATATGGTATGCAGATTGGGCCACTAAAAAATTCAAGACTATTAACCCAACTATCGAGTGATCAAATAGTAATTAACGGCGACGATGTTGATCGCATCAAGGCTGTTGAAAGCATGGTCAATTCCCTAAAAACAGCTGGTGCTACCCGTGAGAAACTTTCCGAGTTCACAAAAGAAGCACTTGAAAACTTTAAAGCTATATCTGCTTCAGATGATCAACGTGATGCGTACAAAGTTTACGAGTTATATCTAAAGGAAACCCTGAACCTCAATGGGGTTAGGGATGAAACAATCAATCTTCTTTTCCAACGAGCACAAAAGCGTTCTCAAAAACTTCGTTCATACATGACTGACAGAGTTGGCGTTGAAACAGATAATGGGTTTATGAAGACGTACGGGGACATGCTCAAAAAGTATTTCCCTCCATCTGTATGGAATGAGTACATGGAGAAGGCAGCAGAAACAGGTAATGCAAATATGGCTTTTGCTCGCCCAATGCAGCTTTCACAACTGTTTGATCGAGTTCAGACCCTTCCAGATCCAAGAGAGCTACGAAGGTTAACAAGCAACCCATTATTTAGGGATGCCTTAAATACGATTGGCTTACAAGGAAAAATTACAAAACCAATCTTTTCAAAACGCTCAAAGATAGAAGTTCAAGAAATTGTAGATCAGGAACGCTACAACGAAATCGCGGCTGAATTAGGCAAGTATCCTGCAAACGAAATAGCCGATGATGTAACAAGAAGAAAAGTACGCAATCTTGAGCAAGAGCAAGAACGGCTTGTTAAGAGATCCGTAAAAAGAGTTCATACTGGAGAGCAAGCCGTATGGGTTGACATCCTTGATGGTGTGCAAAACTTAATATGGAAACCATTGAACCTTGCAACTGTTGGCTATATCATGCGCAACTCAATCGACGCACAGTTACGCATGGCGTTAGGTGCTGGTACTGGATTCTTAAATCACCCAGGTGAGTACATTTCTCTTTTAATAGGTGAAACTAAATCTGCTACAAAACTTATCAAACTTGCTAAGAAGTTTGACTTATCAACAAAAGAACGTTCTATCTTGGGCGAACAGTTAACCGTAAAAGGTCCTCAGTTGTTTGGAAAAGATAAAGAAAAAAATAACGAAGAAATTAGAAAAGCATTTTTAGAATTAAGAGAAGAACATTCTGATTTACTGCAATTGTCGCAGGCAAGACAAGGTTTGGGCACAACAGGTTTTGGGCGACATTCGCGCAGCACAAAAGATTGGCGAGTAGTCTCAAAGGCTGACGGTAGAAGAATATATGCAGAAGCAGCTTTAGACTCTTTGCGTTTGTCCAATAGCGATGAGCTTCAAAGAACAGCTGCCCGTGGTGTACTTTTTAATAAAGCAGAAGATGAAATCCTTGACGAGTTGGCGACTGTTGCTGACAAAGCTGAAAATTTTAGACAGATTGATGGTGCCTACAAACGTGGCATTCCTTTCATCTCAAGACAAGGTGATGAGGTTAAAGGTCCAGGTAGATCATTAAGTGGTTTGCCTCCAGAAGCACGACGTGAATGGCTGCGCATTCACTCAAGAGATATCCCATATGCAAACATCAAAAACACAACTGGTGAACTTGAAGAAGTTCTTTTCATAGCAGCATTTGATCGCGTCCCACTTGAGAGCAACATCACTCTTACCCCAGACGATTTTATAATCAAACGTGCGGACCAAGATTTAAAGCCTGGGACTTTTGTTAAGTTGAAGAAGTCAGCAGATGAGGGTGAATCAGACGCTATTGTTATGGCTTTTGATGGTGGGCAAAATGTTGTAGTCAGAAAAGTTTTAGACGGTTCAGCAACTGGTCAAGGGTCATTTAACTACCACCCAGATGCAATCAAGTTAATCAATCGCATGCCAGTAACAGACGACCTTGGATTGCAACAAGGACTTCCTTTGCAGTTTCCAAAAGAAATGACAACTTCAAACACAAAAGAAGGAAGAGCGTGGCTGGCATCTACCCAAGAAAAATTAGATGACTTTACTGATTTCTTTTTCTCTCAAATGTATGGGCAGAAGTGGGCAAAGACATTAGAGCGCAGCCCAGTTTTTAGAAAGTTTTACTACGACGAAATTGCTAACCACGTTAATAAACTCTCAACAAGCGAAGCACAAGCATTAGTCGCCAAACTTAAACAACAGTCAGGTGGCGACATCGGTAAATATATTGGCAGCAAAGAGACCGCTGCAAAGCTGCAAAAAATAGCAGCAACACCTGGAAATGGAACCTTAACAGTAAAAGATCTAGATGATTATGCTCGTCTTGTAGGGGTAAGCAAGACTAAGGGTTTGCTTTACGACGCATCTTCAAGGAATAATCTTGAGGACTCTTTGCGGATTATTTTTCCGTTTATTGGTGCATGGCGAGAAATCATTGGAACCTATGCAGGACTTATCTTAGAAGATCCAAGTCGTTTGACAAGGGGTGTACGTTATGCAGGCAACCTTGGACAAGCTGACCCAGATGGAGATGGTCGTGGATTCTGGTATCAAGACCCACAATCAAAACAGATGTTCTTTAAGTTCCCTATGTGGTTTGGGCTTCCAGCTGCACTTAAAGCAGCTGGGGTTGACGCATTCTTTGAGGCACCAGTTTCTCAACTAAGTCAAGGTATGAGTTGGATCCCAGGTCTTGGACCGTTGGCTCAAATCCCAGCTTCTTTCTTGTTAAGAAACAAACCAGAAACAAGTTTGATTGTACAAACTTTGTTGCCATACGGCAAAGCTGGTATTTCAAAAGGCGAAATAGCGGGTCAGATAAATCCGTTGCCAGGTGTTGCAAACAAACTTATATCTTTGATGTATAGCTGGCATGACGAAAACAACAACACGGTAAACAATGCGTTTGCCACAACGTTGAATGACGTAGCTAGAGCAAAGTATACATCTGGTGATTACGATGTAACAACCAAAGAAGGCTTTGCCAAACTTGAAAAGGACTCTTTGCGTGATGCTCGGATCATTACTGCTATAAGAATTGGTCAGCAGTTCTTTGGACCAACTTCGCCACAGATTGGATATAAAGTAGAACTCAAGGATAAAGATATTTATGTTGATCAGCTTGTTCAAGTGTTTAGCAAAATGCAGGAAGAAGATTACGAAACCGCTGTTACGCGTTTTAGTAAGGTTTTTGGAGAAGAAGCAGCGCTGTATGTTGGTTCTAAAACTGAAAGCTTAGTCAAAGGTCTTGAGGCAACTGGTGAGTTCGGGGAATGGGAGCTTAAGAACCGAGACCTAATGGAAGACTATGAAGATGTTGCGGCTTACTTTGGCCCAACAGGTTCAGAGTTCAATCAAGATGTTTACAATCGACAGAAATCAGAAGGCAAACGAAGGTCGCTCAAGCTAGACGAACTGGTTGAATTGGCACAGAATCGTATTGGTTCTGCCAAGTTTCGAGCAGCCCGCAAGATGTTCCCTGCTTTTCCTTCAGAAGCACAAAGCGAAAAGCTAAGGGCTTACCGTGTAAAACTGCACCAAGATTACCCAGGCTTCCCCGAGGTAGCTGAATTCACCGTTGGTGAGTTTGATAATCAATTGCTTTTGTTGAAGGAAATTATCAAGGATCCACGTTTGGCGAACAACGAAGTAGCTCCATTGGTTGCTAGATATCTAAGCGCAAGAGAGTCTTTGCTAGAGGGCAAGGATCTTAAAAGCTTTAATTCTAAAAAAGCCAAACCAGTAGCTGAGTCTCTCTACAGTTTCGGTAATCGTTTAGCCCAAGAAAACCCACAGTTTGATAGAATCTGGCAACGATTGCTCTCATCAGAGGTTGAAAAATAATGGCTAAAGACGACAAAAACTCAGAACAAAACATAACTACCCTCATAGAAGAGAACGACCCTGGTGTTACTGATGCACAAGGCGAAGAAACTTTTACCCCTAAAACCCCAATTGCTATTAATCCCAACAATCCAACAACTCAAAAAGTTATTCAGGACGAAGCAGCAACATATCCGCGCGAAAGTAAAGGCATGGATCCAACTAGTTTGCCTGCTTTGCTTCCAAAAACAATTACGGTACAGCGTGGACCTGGTGGATCAAAATGGTTTTACACAGGCGATAAGTTGGTTGATGAAGATGATGCGCCATCTAGGGCTATCTATGATCCAGGTTCAGAGATAGACACAGAGTTCTTTAGATTAAAGAATGAAGCTGATCGCACACAATTCTTTAAAGCTTTGGTTGGGCTTGGTTATTACGGAGACGGGAAACCTAGTTCGCAAGCTTTATATGGAATTAGCTTAAGCGGTGCCGACACAAATGCAATAGGAAACTTTATGGTAACGGCGAATGATAGACGCCGTACAATGAAGGCATTAGTAAATCTGTGGACATCTGGTGATTTTGTTGGTCCACCATCAATGGGTACTGGTCGAACCGTATCTGTTGTCTCAAGAGAGGATGCAGCAAAGGAAACTGGAGATGCGTTTTTTGAGCTTCTTGGTAGAGCAGCAACCCCAGCAGAAGTAAAGATTGCAGTTCAGGCCATTCAAGATATGGATAGAAAGCGTCAACTATCTAATGTCGAAGACCCAACTACTCTTGGTGTTGCAGCTGAACAGCAAGCAATGAAAGCATCACCTGGAGAGTTCGGTGCATACTCGGCAGGTAAAGCAATTAATCAGGTCTTCTCATTGTTAGGTGGTGCATAATGGCAGCAACAAAGCCAAAGGTAAAGCCAAAGGTAAAGCCGCCAGTTACGCCTAAAGAAGATTGGCGCAGCGCGTTTATTAAAAACTTTCCACAATACGCAAAGCTTGTTGATAGTGGTTCGGGCGAACAAGAAGCTCGAGCAAAGTTTGGCGATGATCTAATTGATCTTATTCAAGATGTAGCCAAAAGACCAACACAATACAACCTCACAACTCAAGCTGGTGTTGACGCTTTCAACGCAAAAGTTAAAGCAACCAAGTACTACAACGAAACAGTTGAGTCTGCCAAAGCATTTGACGCCCTACTTGATGTAGATAAAACCGACAAAATTAGGGCCAATCGCATAACCATAGCTAGCGGTTATGGTGATCTTGGTTTAACAACAAAAGAATTAGACGACATTACTTTGGTAGCAACTCGCCGTGGTCTTAGTGGACTTGCTTTGTCTCAGTATGTAAATAGCATTGTGGGAACTCGTGCTCGTGGTAAGCAAGATTTGTTGGACAGTCTTGATGCGCAAGCATTAAAGAAAATAGCAACAGACTACGGATATAACCCACCAGATTTAAACGAACAAATTCTTGCGTCAATTCAGGGCAAAGAATACAACGGAGAAATTATTACAAATGATACCTTAAAGAAAAAGGGTATAGCTTTGGCTAAAGCAGCGCACTTTCAGTTGGCTCCACAACTAGATGCTGGCTTGACTCTTGCTGAGATTTTTAGTTCTTATCGAGATACGGCTGCAAACACATTGGAGTTATCTCCAGAGTCTGTTTCGTTTAACGATCCAAAATTTAGAACAGCATTTGGTGGACCCAATACTCCTCCACCTACATTGGGCGAGTGGGAAACTATGTTGCGTACAGATCCTAAGTATGGGTTTGAAAAAACTAAGAAAGCAAAACGAGATGCTCTTTCTATGGCTATGACTATAGCTCAAATGTTTGGAGAGGTAGCGTAATGGCTAACCCAGCAACTGGTTGGACTGGTCCAGGTCCAGGTCCAGCAAACTACAATCCAGATAATCCAGACACTCTACCCAAAGACGACACTCCAACCAAAAGCGGTCGCAATCAGTTTACTCCCGAAGAGGCTGCTCGAATTGATCAGGCTAGTTATGATGCAGCTGGCTACTCTGGTGATACTGCTACTGCAGACTACATTCGTCAGCTTCAATCAGGAGCGTTGGGTGGTGGTGCAGATACTCAAGCTGCATTAGACAGACTTATTGCCGAAGGTAAAGCACGCAACGTTGCGGAACGTGGAGACGAAAATCGTTTTGCTGGTTTTGATCCAGGCGGAAGAAAAGAAGATGAGTCAACCAGTTTTATGGGCGCTCTTGGGGCAAAGGATATTCTTCGCACAGTACTTGATACTTATGGTCTTGGCGAATTATATAACTATGCTTGGTCTCTTTATAGTGAAGAAAAAATAGATATCAACGATACCGAATCTTTTATGTACGCATTGCGAGAACAAGAAGCATACAAGAAACGGTTTGCTGCTAACGAACGGCGTAAAGCTTTAGGGTTTAACGAACTAAAACCATCTACTTATATTGCTATGGAAAAAGCATATAGGGATACGTTGGCTGCTAATGGTTTACCGCAAGGGTTTTACGATTCTCAAGATGATTTTGAAAAACTTATTGGTGGAGATGTGTCCACGGCAGAACTAAACAATCGCCTAAAGGATGCTTATCGAGTGGTGCAGGATTCCTCTCCAGCAGTTAAAGCAAAGATGGCTGAGATGTACAACATAACTGACGGAGATCTTCTTGCGTACGTAATTGACCCTGATCGGGCACGAGATCTTATGGCCCCAGATTATAAACGTCAAGCACAAGCAGCTTTGATTGCGGAAAGCGCTCAAAGACTTTCGGCGCTTAACTTCAACAAGGATATAGCAGAACAGTTTGTGCGACAGGGTGTTACTCAAACAGAAGCAGAAACAGCTTTTACAACAGTAGGACAGATGCGTGAACTACGACGTGGTGGGCTTGGTGAACAGCAGATCTCGGATCTTCAGTTTGCTGAAGCTGCTTTGGGTACAGATGCTGAAGCTAAACGGTTGGTAGAAGAGCGCAAGAGACGTCGTATTGGTGATGTGGGTGCTAGTGGTGGTTCAGCAACTCTTGCTCAAGGTGATAGTGGTTCTTACAAATCTGGGTACGGTCAGGCAAATCGTTAATACAGATAGGTAACCCTTGACAATCGTTAATTGTGATGTAAGATAGTTGTATCCCATTAGGGATAACCATTGGAAATCCCCCCGATTTCAATGTGTTAACAGGGGTGAGATATGCAGCCACTTGGCCCCTCCAGCCAGGTGTGGGCGGAGGAGTGGGTCATGCAAGAACAAGACTTCTATGAAGAGGACAGCGTTCAGGAAGACCAAGCAGCAAAGAATCCAGTTCGTGCAAGAATGCGTGAGTTGGAGTCAGAGGTTAAAAACTTGCGTCAGCAAGCAGAAGAAGCTAAGTCAGCTCAACGAGAGTTGGCATTTGTGAAGGCAGGCGTAGACCTATCTTCAGGGATGTCCAAGTATTTCGTAAAGGCGTACGATGGCGATCTCACACCCGAGGCAATCCGAGTTGCAGCCGCAGAAGCAAATCTCATTAAGCCCCAAGAAATCATGCAAGCAGCTCCTACACAGGAGAAGCAAGCATGGGATCGAGTTAGCAACGCATCACGCGTTGGAGATACAACTGAAGCGACGGTTGACTACAGCACTAGAATTGCAAACGCTAAATCCGAAAGAGAAGTAATGGAATTGTTGGCTCAAGCAAGAATGAATCAAATCAACAATTAACCAATTCTTTAAGGAGAATTAAAACATGGCAGGCGAAACAACAACCTCGTCCTTGTCTATCGACCAGGTGGCGTTTGACCGTCTTGCGTATTTCGCATTGCGTTCAGAACTTCTTTTCGATCAGGCAGCGGACGTACAACCAGTAGCACAGGCAATGCCTGGTACTGGAGTTACATTCACAATCTTCGCAGACATCGCAGCAGCGACATCTACGTTGAACGAAGTAACTGACGTAACCCCAACAGCGCTCTCGGACAGTCAGGTAACAGTTACCTTGGCTGAATACGGCAACGCAGTTGTTACAACAGCAAAACTCCGTGGCACAGCATTCTTGGATGTTGACTCGGCAGCAGCAAACATCATTGGCTACAACGCAGGTGACTCGATCGATCAAGTCGTTCGTGAAGTACTTGCTGGTGGCAGCAACGTAGCTTACGCAACTGGTGGCGCATCAGCTCCATCAAGCCGTGTAACTATGGCTGTAGATGACTTGCTCGTAGCAAACGACATCCGTAAGCAAGTAGCTGCTTTGCGTGGAGCAAACGTAGCAACCTTCAACGGTTCGTACATTGGCTTCATCCACCCAGACGTTTCGTATGACTTCCGTTCGGCAGTCGACGTAGCATCGTGGCGTACACCAGCTAACTACGTAAACCCAGAAGGCATTTACAATGGCGAGATCGGCTTGTTTGAGTCGGTACGATTTATCGAGACCCCACGCGCCAAAGTATTCACTAACGCTTTCAACGGCGCAGGTGCAACAGGTACGGGAGACTCGTATG